GTATTTGTACCGGGCAAACAACCTGTCCGACCTGGCCAACGCATCGACGGCTCGCACAAACCTTGGCCTGGGCACCATGGCCGTGCAAAACGCAGCAAGCGTGGCGATCACGGGCGGAACAGAGTCCGGCGTTACCCACTCGGGCGACACGATTGGCACGTACCTTGATTACACAAGCGTTGCGGCACCGAGCTTTGTTGAAGGCCGGATGTGGTACGACTCCACAGCCAAAGCGCTGGCGTACTACAACGATGTGAGCAGCGCCGTGGTGCATATTGGCCACGATATTCAGCTTAAGGTGATCAACAACACGGGGGCCACGATTGCAAACGGAGCGCCGGTTTACATCACCGGCGTGTCCAGCGGTCAAACTTACCCCAACGTTGCATTGGCCAAAGCAGATGCAGCCGCAACCGCATCCGTGATTGGACTTGCAGATGGTGCAATTGCAAACGGCGCGTTTGGCTATGTCACAACGACAGGCAACATTGACAACGTAAACACGGGAACATTTACTGTTGGCCAAGTGCTGTATCTCAGCCCTTACTCGGCAGGCCAGCTGATGAACACGCTTCCTCCAACAGGCATCACGGTGCAGGTTGGCGTCGTGTCGTTTGTAAACTCGTCGACCGGCAAGATTTACGTCAAGCAAACAACCCCGCTGGCTGTTCCCGCCTCAATTATCACAGGCGTCCTGGCAATTGCCAACGGCGGCACAAACGGGACCGCAACACCCGTGGCGGGCGCTGTTCCATACGGGACAGGCACGGCATACGAATTCACAGCGGCAGGCACGGCGGGGCAGGTGCTCACGTCGGCGGGCGCAGGCACACCAGTGTGGTCGGGTATTTCCGGCGGCACGTTCTAAATTTTCAGAGGAAAAATCATGTCACAAGCAGGCTTCACCCCCATCCAGCTCTACTACTCGAGCACCGCTTCCGCTGCGCCATCTGCTGGCAACTTGGCAAGCGGCGAGCTGGCGCTGAACATCACGGACGGCAAGTTGTTTTACAAGGACAACGGCGGCTCGGTGCAAGTGCTGGCCACAAAGGCTGGCGCGTCCGGCGACGTCGTCGGCCCCGCCTCTGCCACGGACAACGCTGTAGCTCGTTTTGATGGCACTACAGGCAAGGTAATTCAGAACAGCAACGTAACCATTGATGACAGTGGCAACTTGACGTATTCCGTTGGAACGGCAAATGGCGTTGCTTACCTTAACGGCTCCAAAGTACTGACTACTGGTAGTGCGCTGACGTTTGATGGAAACACGCTCAAAAACGACACCGCATCGACTACCGCCGCGAACATCCGAATTGAGAACGGCACGTTCAACCGTGTTGGCTCCTTTGCGCTGACCGCCAACGGCATTCAGTTTGATGCGTTCGATCAGAACAGCGCCTCAGCACAGCGCTCGTATATGTGGTTGTCTGGCGGCTCCGAGCAAATGCGCCTGACCAGCACAGGTCTGGGTATTGGGACGAGTTCTCCAAGTCAGAAATTGCAGGTCGTAGGCTCCGCCTATCTTGCTGGTAGGGGTTCTGGCTTTTCGTTGCTGTACCCAGATTGGTTGCTTTACAACTCAAGCACGGGGAACGCTTTTGTTTTCGACAACGGGTCAGAGCGCATGCGCCTCGACTCCTCCGGCAACCTCGGTATTGGGACGAGTTCGCCCGGTGCAAAGCTGGATGTGCAAGGGTCAGCTATTTTTGCACGTGTTAAATCAACTGGTACAACATACAACGGTTTTAGAGCGCAGAACGATAACGGAAACTTCTATCTTGGCTTAGACGACGCTTCTGGTGGCTTTTACGGTACAGCAAACGCCCGTGTTCTTTACGCTGACGGTGCTTACCCAATGGTGTTCTACACCAATGCGGCGGAACGCATGCGCCTCGACTCCTCCGGCAACCTCGGCTTGGGGGTTACTCCTAGTGCTTGGAGTGGTATTACAGCGCTTGAAGGCCCAAGTTCTGGAGAAGGCCCAAGTTCTGGAAATTTTGCAATTACCGCGCTTAACAATTATTCATTAAGTAACGCATATAACGGCGCTGGTGGCTGGACATATAAGACAACTCAAGCAGCTACTCGTTATTTGCAAGCTGGTGGTGTGCATTACTGGTACAACGCCCCCTACGGCACAGCAGGTAACGCTATTAGCTTTACTCAGGCGATGACTCTGGATGCTTCAGGGAAGTTGTTTGTTGGAGGTACTGCTGACGGTGGCGAGAAGGTGCAGATTGAGTCTGCCGCTGGCGCTCAATTGGCTTTGCGCTACGCACCGGGCACTACGTGGTCGCTGCAAACAAATAGTGGTGGCGGCTTACAATGGAACTACAACGGTGCAGAACGCATGCGCCTCGACTCCTCCGGCAACCTCGGCTTGGGGGTTACTCCGAGCACTGAAACATCAAACGGCTTCTACCTCAAAAACAACGCCAACATTTCCTTTGGTGGGACTGTGTCGTACTACGACAGCAACAGTGCGTATTCGTCCGGGGCAGATCGTTACGTAGTTACAGGGGCCGCTACACGCTATCAGCACAACAGCGGCCAACACGCTTGGTTCACCGCCCCCTCCGGCACAGCAGGTGACGCTATTAGCTTTACTCAGGCGATGACGCTGGATGCGAGTGGGAATTTGCTGGTGGGAACTACGAGCGATGGTGCAGGCATTGGTGTGCCTTCAAGGCTTGCGGTGCGCGTCACCAACGGGTATGCCGCCATCCTGCGCGGTCAGCAAGCAGGCAACGCAATTGTCACGGCGTGGAACTCATCTACTACTGGCGATGGGGTGTTCCATGAGTTTGGCACTGAGGCCAGCTACACCGTGCGCGGGACCATTTCGTTCAACAGAACGGCAGGGTTAACCGCCTACAACACCACCTCCGACTATCGCGCAAAAGACATTTATGGTTCCGTTGTTGATAGCGGTTCTGTGATTGACTCTGTTCCGGTCTACATGGGCAAGATGAAAGGCGCTACCCAAGAGCGTCCAATGTTCATTGCTCACGAAACACCTGAGTACGCACACACTGGCGTGAAAGACGCTGTTGATGCTGATGGCAACCCTGTGTACCAGCAGATGGACGCCAGCGCACTTATTCCCGTGATGTGGGCTGAAATCCAATCCTTGCGCCAACGCCTTGCAGCACTGGAAGCCACATGATCGAGCAAGTTCTCACCCGCCTGAACAGCATCCCCGCTGATAAAGTCTCGCATTTTGCTGCCGGGGTCATTCTGTTCGCTGTGTTCTTGCCGTTCACTGGCCCTCAGTACGCCTTTGCTTTATCGGTCATTGCAGGGTTCTTCAAAGAACTCTATGACGCGCTGAACCGCGACTCTCACACCCCTGACATCTGGGACGCTCTGGTCACATCGGCTGGTGGCGCTCTGGGTTTTTTCTGCTCTTACTTTTAAGGAACCACCATGACGACAATCAACTGGACAATTAGCGCCCTCGACTGCTACCCACAGGCCGACAACGAAACTGATGTGGTGTTTAACGCCCACTGGACATGCTCCGTTGTGCAAGACGCTTACACGGGCTCGGTGTACTCCACATGCTCACTGCCAGCCCCAACAGGCTCCAGCTTCACGCCCTACGCCGACCTGACGCAAGAACAAGTGCTGGGCTGGATTTGGGCCAACGGCGTGGACAAAGACGCCACAGAGGCCGCTGTTGAGCAGCAAATCCAAAACCAGATCAACCCGCCAGTGGTAACGCCTGCACTGCCCTGGGCTGCCTAATGAGAGACTTTGCCGAGGCTCTTGTCGCGGCAATTTTGATTGTTGGCATTGTTATTTGGACAACCAAGACCCTGATTGAGGTGCTGAGATGATTGCAGAGCTCGCCGCTGCCAACGCGGCTTTTAATGTCATCAAGGCGGCGCTGGCCAACGGCAAAGAGCTGTCGGCGCTTGGGTCTCGGGTGTTCGACTACTTTGACAACAAGGCCAAGATTCAGGAAAAAGCCACCAAGAAGGGTGGCGGCTCCGACATGGAAGAATTCATGGCGCTAGAGCAGCTCAAGCAGCAAGAGGAAGAGCTGCGCGAGCGCATGGTCTACGCCGGCCGTCCGGGCATGTGGGAGGACTGGGTTAAATTCCAAGCCGCCGCAGCCAGGCGTCGTCGTGAGGCTAAGGAGGCCGAAGCGCGTCGCATCGTTTTGCGCAAGCGGGCAATTGATCGCTGGTCCGAGTACATAGCTGTGGGGGTCGCCACCGTGATTCTGGCGGCCTTGATAGGCTACGGCATCGTCTTGTATGTGAAGCACCTGCGATGAGCGACGAGAAGCTAAACGCCAACTCCACCCTCGACAAGGTGCTCGGGTATGTGGACTCGCCGTTCAAGCTGTTTGCCATCCTCATCATGGGCGTGGTGGCGTTCACCGGCTACTTCCTGTGGCAGAACCAAGAGTTCATGCGCGACGCCTACAAGGAGTCCAAGAAGCTGCCCGAGATCAATGTTGGCCGGGTTGACGAGGCATCCACCATGCTTTTCAAAAAGACGGGCGCAACGGTGGTGGCCGTGTTCAAGGTCAACCCCTTGTTCAACAGCCGCGTGCTGCACAAGGCGTACACCAAGGACGGCCGGGACAAAAGCATCGAGGACATTGACGTGGGCCTGTTCAGCCACAACGCTGCAAACAACACCGATGTGGTCAAGCTCATGACCAACGAGATGCCCTGCAGTGAGTACCGCTACGCTCAGTCAGAGGTCGGACTTTGGTACATCGAAAAAGGCGTGGGATTTACCTGCCGGGTAAGTGTTCCGCCAGACAGCCACAGGTTTGTCGGGCAGATCACCGTGGGGTGGGCGCAGCAGCCCGATAACCTTGAACAAGTAAAATTTATGCTGGAAATTGCCAGCGCCATGCTGACCAAAAGGGGAAACTGATGAACCTGAGTGACCTGAATCCACTGGCCGCGATTGGCGGCAAACTTATCGACCGTTTTTTGCCTGACCCGGCAGCCGCTGCAGCTGCAAAACAGGAGCTCGATCAGATGCGGCAAAACGGCGAGCTGGCGCAAATGGCCAACGACACCAAGCTGGTCGAACTGAACAACGCCAACACCGACAGCGCGCGGGACATGAACGCCAAGATTCAGGAGTCCACAGAGGCGTCGTGGCTGGCCAAAAACACCGCTTATGCGCTGGACGTTGGGATTGTTGCCGCCACCATCTTTTTGGCATGGTTTGCATTCATCAAAGGCGTGCCCGAGCAGAATAAAGAGCTGGTCTACATGGCCCTCGGCTCGCTCATCACCATGTCCGGCACCGTGCTGAACTTCCACCGTGGAAGTTCTCAGGGCTCCAAAGACAAGGGCAGTGAAATCCAAAAACTCAAGGAAATGAAATGAAAGACAACTTCGAATCCGCGCTCAAAGCCGTTTTGCATCACGAAGGCGGCTTTGTGAACCACCCCGCCGACCCCGGTGGCATGACCAACCTTGGCGTAACGCAGAAGGTTTGGGAGGAGTGGGTTGGCCACGAGGTTGACGAGAAGGCCATGCGCGCACTGACACCCGAGATCGTTGGCCCCATGTACAAGGCCAAATACTGGGACAAGATCAAAGGCGACGATTTGCCGGCTGGCGTGGACTACGCCGTTTTTGACGCTGCCGTCAACAGCGGCCCAGGCCGTGCGGCCAAGTGGTTGCAGGCCTGCGTTGGCGTTGAGCCCGATGGCGGTATTGGCCCCAAGACGCTGGCTGCCGTGGCTGGATTTGGCCCCGCTGACCTGGTTGAGGACTACAACAAGCGCCGCCTGTCGTTCTTGATGGACTTGCAGCACTGGGACACATTTGGCAAAGGCTGGAGCCGCCGTGTCACAGAGGTGGCGTCCGTGGCCGGCAACATGGCCGCCTGACGCCTGTTTCCCAAAATGTCTGCCGAGCCCTATAATTCCCGCAACAACGCGCCAGCTGGACCAGCGGCTTCATAACCATTTGGAGTCCCCATGTACACGATGACGTACAGCAGCTTGCTGGAAGATGTGCGCCGCTACCTTGAGCGGGGCTTTACCGCTGAGAGCGACCAGATCGTTTATGAGCAGCTGCCTCGCCTGGTCACACTTGGCGAGCGCCGCATCTCTCGCGAGCTCAAGATTCAGGGCTTCATTCGCGCCGTTCAAACCCCACTGCAAATTGGCGTCGCCACCTACCGCAAGCCCGACCGTTGGCGCGACACGATCAGCATGACGCTGGACGGACAGCCGATTTTTGCCCGCGCCTATGAGTATTGCCGAGGCTATTGGCCGGATGAGGCCGAGACGGCGGTTCCGCAGTTTTATGCGGACTACGACTACAACCACTGGCTGATCACGCCAACGCCCATCGCTGCGCAGACGCTTGAGGTTCTTTACTACGAGCAGCCGCGCTTTTTGGGCGAAGACTTCCAAACCAACTGGCTGACCGAGTACGCACCAGACCTGCTGCTGTACGCCACATTGCTGGAGGCCACGCCGTTCCTGAAGAAGGACGAGCGCATCGGCACATGGCAGCAAATGTACGACCGCGCCGCCCAGGCGATCAACGGCGAGGACCTGAAGAAAATCATGGACCGCAGCGCCCAAAGGACTGAAGCATGACCACATACACCGACGTTTTCGGTGGGGCGAATATTTACCCCAGCGAAATTGATTACAGCTCGACGGCCTTGGCGGCCGACATTGCGCTGAGCTGGCCAGACGAGACCTCGACAAGCTCAAACCTGGCCACCAAGATCATGGACGTCACACCGGCGTCCGCAGGCCTGTCCATCACGCTGCCGCCTGCAAACGGTACCGGCACGGGCCAAACCATCCTGTTTAACAACCTTGGCGCATCGACGTTCACAGTCAAAAACGCGGCAGGAACGCAGATCGTCACCGTGGCGGCTGGAACGCTTTGGCAGGTTTACCTTACCAACAACAGCACGGCTGCAGGCGCTTGGGTTGCTCTCCAGTACGGCGCAACCACATCCACGGTAAACGCATCCTCGCTTGCTGGCAACGGTATTGTGGCCACCGGCACGCTGCTCTCGCAGTCCGTTCCGGTCACCGAGTTCAACAGCAACTACAGCGCAGGCGTGCAAGACCGAGCGCGCATGTTTGTCTGGACTGGCGCTGGTGGCACACTGACTTTGCCCGCCCCCACCACCGTTGGAAACGACTGGTTTTGCTACTTGCGCAACTCGGGGTCCGGCGCAATCGTGGCCGACCCAACGGGCACTGTTTTCATTGACGGCAGTGCAACGCTGTCTTTCCAGCCTGGCGAGTCGGCCATCATCGTCTCGGACGGCATCAACTACTACACGATCGGATTTGGCCAGTCTGCCACCTTTGCCTTTGACTACACATCGATCGACGTGTCCGGTACCGGAAACTACACGCTGACCGGTACCGAGCTCAACCGCATCGCTTACGGATTCACCGGAACGCTGACGGGCAACCGCAACATCATTGTTCCAGCCACGGTGCAGCAGTACTGGGTGAACAACGAGACCACGGGTGCGTACAACTTCACCATCAAAACATCGGCTGGCGCTGGCGTGCTGGTGGCATCCGGATCGCGCTCGATCCTGTATTGCGATGGCACCGATGTGGTCAACGCCGACACGGGCGGACTGGCCGTTCCCATCCAAGTGTCCGACGGCGGCACTGGCGCGACAACGGCCGGGGCCGCTCGTATCAACCTTGGAGCCACGGCTGTTGGTGATGCGTTGTTTACCGCTGCCGATGGCGCGGCTGCTTATGCCGCGCTGGGTATCGCGCCATCCGGCGTGGTGGTGGGC